TACGTCTCGTGGGCTCGGAGATGTGTATAAGAGACAGTTGCATATCTGCACGCTTTCGTCGGCGACAACTTTTTTGACGACCTGCTCATTCACCCCGAGGTGCGCGAAACCTACAAGGGCCAGCCCGAGGCACGCTTTCTGCGCGACAGCTATGTCGGCAAGAACCGCTCCAGCAACCCGATGTTCGAATTCGGCGGCATCGTGTGGGAAAACTACGGCGCGATCGACGATGAAGGCGACGGCACCCTGATGGGCATCAACACCGAGCAGGCCAAATTCGTCCCGGTCGGCGTGCCGGGTCTGTTTCGCACCTACTACGGCCCGGCGGATTATATGGAAACCGTCAACAAGCTCGGCGTCCGTCTCAACGTGCACTCGCGCCTGATGGACAATGGGAAGGGCTTGCACGGAGAAGTGCAGATGAACGCTCTGAACATTTGCACCCGTCCGGGCTGCCTTCTGCGCGCCCGGCGCACGTAGGGCTCTGCCATGACGGCACGCGTAATCCTCGATCGTAAAGCTCGCACCCTTCGGCGCGAATGGCCGAAGATCGCGGCAATGCGCGTGCCGAAACAGATGCCTTTGCCCAAAAAGCGACCCTCCAAAAAAGGAATATCCAGATGAGCATCCTCGCAACAATGTACCGAGTAGCGCGCGAAGGTGAGACCGCGCGGATCGCAGGAATACAGCCTGCGCCCGCCCCGGGGAGCACGCCCCCTGCGCCGACCGCGTCCGTGACCGTCCCCGTTGCCGCCGCGGCCGTTGCTCCGGTGAAGCTTCAGGAGCCGGCCGCGGCGTTCGCAAACCGCGGCAATGACGCCGATCCGCTAACCGGCTCTGATCAACCGGCAGCAGCCGACACCAAGTCGGCCTGGGGTGAGGCCATGAACACCGCCATCCGCGATCTCTCGGATCGGCTCCGATGATCGAGCTCGTCAGCCTGCAGCTTCATCACCTCACCGCCGGCGGCCGCACGGAAGCCGCACTGTAAGAATTCCAAAAGGAGACCGAAATGGCAAGATTTACAGAAGGCCGGCACCCCGGCGAATTTATCCTCACGGAGGGTCCATCGGCGATGTCGCGGGACGCAGTGAAGATTCCCGAAAGCCAGACCGTGACGCCTGGCACGCTCCTGGCGCGCATCGCCATCGCCGCCGACGTTGTCGCCACCGCCTCGGCCGCCGCAGCGAACCCGGGAAGCTCGGGCACTATCGCCATGGGCGCGCCCGCGGTTACCAGCAAGGTGAAGGACGGCCGCTACAAGGGTATCGCGGTCACCGCGACTACCGTTCGGTGGGAAGATCCGGACGGCAAGGAAATCGGCACTTCGACGCATGGCGCCGAGTTTTCGAAGGGCGGCGTGAAGTTCACTATCACCGCCGGCGGAACGCCGAACGCGGCCGGCGACGAGTTCTATGTCGACGTTGCGCTCGATGATGAGGACGTCCACCACGTCCCCTACAATCCCCTCGGCGTCGATGGCTCTGATGTGCCGAGCGCGATCGCCATTTATGGCGCCGTTACCGGCGTGGGCGAGACCACCGACATCGCGGCGATCACCCGGCTCGCCCAGGTCAAGGGGCCTTGCCTCGAATGGCCGGCCGGTACGACCGACGCGCAGAAGGCGGACGCCATCCAGGCGCTCGCCCAACACCACATCATCGTGCGCTGATCCAATGTCATACCTTCTCCGCACCCACGCGATCGCCGCCCCGTTGGCCGCCCTTCGTATCGGTCAGAAAACCGTGGTCGCCGCCCAAGCGGCCACTCAAACCGCGCTCGATGTCGAGCGCCACATCAAGCAACTCCTAAGAGAGATCCAACCATGACCGAAACCGTCACCGTCACCCTGTCCAAGCCCATCGACGCCGATGGCAAGAAAATCACCAGCCTCACCTTCCGCGAAGCGACCGCCGGCGACGCCTGCCGCGCCGACCTCGTCCAGGGCGATTTCCAAAAGATGCTCGCCATCATGTCCGGTATGTGCGGGCTGACGTTGCCCGCCATGCAGCAGATCCCGCTGCGCGAATTCAATCAGATCTCGCAGAAAGTTGCGTCCCTCATGGGGGAGCCCGAGGCGGCGGCTGGCTCGACGCAATAGCACTCATTTCCAGCGAACTGTCGACGCCGATCGACACAGTCGAAGCGTGGCCGCTCAAAAAGGCGGCGCGCTACCACGCCGCCGCCGTCACCCTGATCAAGGCTAAAAATGGAGCCAAGTGAATGTCCACATTGACCTCAAGCCTGATCGTCTCCCTGATCGACAAAGTCACGGCGCCGGCGCGGGCTGTGTCGGCGACGATCAACCGGCTCACCGCCGCGAGCAACGCTAATGCGGCGCGCATGGCGGCAATGCAGAGCCGTATGATAGGTGCGGCCGGCGGAGCCTATGCGCTCTATCAGGGGCTCTCCGCCCCTATCAATGCGGCGATCAACTTCGAAAGCGCCATGGCGGACGTCCGAAAGGTCGTTGACTTCCCGACACCGGACGGTTTCAAGCAGATGAGCAAGGATATCCTGGCTCTGTCACGCCAACTGCCGATTGCTGCCGATGGGATCGCCGCTATCGTCGCCGCCGCCGGGCAGTCTGGGATTGCCAACACCGACCTGCTTCCCTTCGCCGAAATGGCCGCGAAGGTCTCGACGGCCTGGGATATTTCCGCTGGCGAAACAGGCGAAGCTCTGGCCAAACTCAAGACGGCTCTGAACTTGTCGATTGCCGACACCGGATCACTTGCCGACGCGATCAACCACCTGGGCAACAAGAGTGCTGCCTCTGCGCCTGATATCCTTGAGGTCGTCAAGAGGGTGGCCCCGATGGCGCAGCAGTTCGGCCTTACCGCCGAGCAGGCCGCGGCGTTCGGCGCCGCGATGGTCGGCTCCGGTTTCGAGGCGCAGGTCGCCTCGACATCGTTCCTGAATATGGGCCGCGCGCTCACCAAGGGATCGTCCGCAACAGGCCGACAGACCGCCGCATTCGAAAAGCTTGGGCTCTCCGCCGTCACGGTCGCCGAGAACATGCAGAAAGATGCGACAGGCACGATCATGGACGTGCTCAAACGGCTCCGGGAAGTCCCCGACGCCATGCGCGCCGCCCTGATCTCAGACCTGTACGGCGACGAAGCTCGCGCGCTCGGGCCGCTGATCAACAACGCCAACCTGCTCGCTGACACCCTTGGCCTCGTGGCCGACAAGACGAAGTATGCCGGCAGCGCCCAGGCGGAATTTGAAGAGCGCACAAAGACGACCGAGAACGCGGTGCAGCTTTTCAAGAACCGCGTTGTCGAACTCGCGATCTCGATCGGCAATGCGCTGACGCCCACCATCAATTCGTTCAGCACCGTGATCGGCCCGATGATCACGAGCATCAGCGATTTGGCGCAGCGGTTCCCCGGTGTGACCCGCGCTATCATCGGCGTGACCACCGGCCTGGTCGCCTTCCGCGTCGCCTCAATTGCCGCTCAATATGCCGGTCTTTTCCTCAAGGGCGCGTTCCTGGACGCCTCAATCGCGGCGCTCAAGGCCAGCCGGGCGATCGTGGGGATTGTCCTCGCGCCCGCGGTCGCGAGCTTCAATCATCTGCGCAATGCGGTCATGGGCTACAATGCGGCTGTCGCAACTGCGGGGACGGGGGGCGCCCTGAAAGCAATGACCGGCGTTCTGTTCGGCGTGACGAACACGACGCGGATCGCTGCTCAAGCGTCCGTCGCCCAGGCGGCCGCGCTTCTCAAACAAAGGCAGGCGGCATACCAGTCGGCGCTTGCCCTGCAAGGGCTAGCGCGACAGGGCCAGGTCGCGGGCTTGAGCTTCGCCGCGGCAACAGCAAATGTGCGGGCGGCCGGTGCGGCGCTCGTCTCGGCTCAAGCCGGGATGAAGGCCGCGAATGCGGGTCTGCTCGCGACCGGGTCGTCTGTCGGTGTGGTCACCCGAGCATTTCGGGTGCTCAAGCTCGCAGTGATCGGAACGGGGATCGGGGCCATTCTAGTCGGTATCGCGGCGGCGGGCACCTGGATCTATAACAACTGGTCGGGGATCTCGACCATGTTCGAAGCGTTCAAGGGTGCCTTCGCGCGCGCCATGGAGCCGATCTTACCGACCATTCAGCCTGTCCTTGATGGCTTTTCGTGGCTGTGGGATGCCGTATCAAATCTGCTCGGTCCGGTCGACGAGTTGGGAGGCGGATGGGCAAACGCCGGCATTGCCGCTGGCAAGTTCGTCGGCGACCTGATCGTCGGGATGGTCGAACTCCCCGGAAAATTCATTGCTTCGCTGCAGGCGATCGTCGATCGACTGATGTCATTCGGCGCTGAAATGACCGCAGCCGGCAAGGCCCTGATGGCGTCATTGCTTGAGGGGATCAAAGCCGGGGCCGCTGCTGTCCTTGATTATGTCAAGGGCATAGGATCGCGGATCAAGTCCAGCATAACAGGCGCTGCATCTGGCGCATGGAGCGGGATCAAGAACGCGGTGGGAGTTGGAAGCCCGGCCGTAGCAGGCACGAGGGCGGCCGGAGGCCCTGTCCGCGCCGGCGGATCGTATCTTGTCGGCGAGCGCGGTCCCGAGCTTGTCACGTTCGGTCAGTCCGGCATGGTTCACGATGCCCTCAAGACCGCGCGGATCATGCGCAATGCCGCCTTTGCCAGCGCCATCGCATTGCCTGCAGCCGCCGCGCCGGCAATGCCATCCTTTCAATCGGCATCGGCATCGCAAGCCAGCCATGTGCGGGAAATAAATGCCGGTGGCGTGACGATCTACATCCAGGCCGCGCCAGGCCAATCCCCCGACGAAATCGCCCAAGCTGTCGAGCAGCGTCTGTCCTCTCGGCTCAATGCGCTATCTCGTGGCGCCTATTCCGATGGAGCGAACTGATGCGTGAACCTGCAGTCACTATCACTGCCATGCGCCTCGTCGATGCCGAGAGCCGGGGCGACGGATCCCGTCTCGTCGCCTCATTTGACGCCGAGTTCCCGACGTTCAAATTAGTCGGCTGTTCGATCCTATTGGACAGTAGCGGCCAGCCGCGCGCCTATCCCCCTGATGCGCGCTCGCGCACACGTGATGCGAGGCCCATCGTCATCACTGACAATGACTTGCGGCACGCGATGCAGCGTAAGGCGGTCCGGGTCAATGAGGCGTTGGCAGATGAAGCCGACGCCGCAGGACCAGAGGCAGGGTCGTGAGCGCGTTGTCGGTGCTGCCGCGTGCCGGGCACCGTCGCAGTCGGCGGACGAAGCCGCAGGCAGCCAGACAGGCGGGGCACCCTACCCCCCCCGGTCTAAGTATCTTTCTAGGGCCGGCTCAGCTAGGCGGGGCGGCGGCATTGCCGAATTTGAACGTTTCAATAT